ACTCAAGTAAGAATTAACCTAAACAAGTCACAATAATGTTAACAAGTAAAACTGTTGAAATACAACCTCAGATGTTTAAGAAGGTTTATACTTTCTATGATGATATCATTCAAGGTTATAAAGCTCAAAAAACCGAAACGATAAACAATTCTACCATAGAATTTAATGGTTGGGTATTTGATTCTGATGAAAAAAGTATAGGTAGAATGTCTAGATATCTACAGATATCCACTATCACAATGTTGAAAGACCAATCAAATGGTATGACAACAAGTGATGCTTGGCAAAAAAATTACGTTGATAACAAAATTCAATGGAAATTAAATGACAATAACATACAAGAAATTAGTGTTGAACAATTATTTGAAGTTTATACTATGTGTGTTCATAACATGTCCAACAACTGGTTAAAATAATAGGTAACAAAACATGGCTTTTCCATCAAGTCCAGTAGACGGACAAACGTATTCACAATTTGAAAGAAACTATACCTATCCAATAATATTGTACCACACAACACTAAATACCTGGTAATAAGGAGATTTAGTAATGGCAGTAACAACAACTAGAGCCAGTTTCAAAGATTATTGTCTCAGACGTTTAGGTTTTCCCGTAATAGAAATTAACGTTGATGATGACCAAATAGAGGATCGTATTGACGATGCTTTATTGTATTATCAAGATTACCATTTTGATGGCCTACAAAAAATCTATTACATCAAGGCAATAGACCAAACAGACATTAACAACAAGTATCTTAGCCTATCTCAGGCCAGAGATTCAGCTAACAATATATTAGATATTGCTGGTATAACTCGTATCTTTCCAGTTAGTGATTCACAATCATCAGTCAATATGTTTGACCTAAGATACCAATTACGTTTGAATGAGTTGTATGACTTCACATCAGCATCCTACATCAACTACACCTTAACACAACAACACCTACGTTCACTTGAATTGATGTTCACAGGTGAAGTTCCAATTCGTTTCCAACGACATATGCAAAGGCTCTACATTGATTGGGCATGGGGTGCATCACAAGCACCAGTTGGTACTAAAGTAATTGCCGAATGTTATGCCGTTATTAATCCAGAAGTTTATGGTCGTGTATATAATGACCGATGGTTAAAAGAATATGCAACGACATTAATCAAAATTCAATGGGGCGCCAATCTTAAAAAGTTTGCTGGTATTCAATTGCCAGGTGGTGTATCACTAAATGGTAATGTAATCTTTGATGAAGCCATGAAAGAGAAAGACCGTTTAGAACAAGACATGATTACAAACTATGGTGGCCCACTAGAAATGTTTATGAACTAACATGGCAACATCAGTCTATTTTAATAACTACAACTCACATGCTGAGCAAAGAGTTGTAGAAGACCTCATCGTTGAATCTATAAAGATTATGGGTTTCGATGCATACTATTGTCCTATCTTTAATCCGGATGATAGAGACATTCTATACGGTGAGGATCCTGTTAAGAAGTTTAAGTCTGCATTTCCGATTGAATTCTATCTTTCTGATGCCATGGATTATTCTGGTGAAAGAGAATTCTTTTCTAAGTTTGGCCTTGAGATTAAAAACAACGCTAATGTTATTCTATCCAAGCGTTCATTCTCACAACGAGTACCACAAGATTTATTTACCAGGCCACGTGAAGGTGATTTGGTCTATGTACCATTCTTAAATGGTAGAGGTGAACTTTTTGAAATTAAGTTTGTGAATCAAAATAAAGATTTCTTTACTTTAGGCCGTAAGATTCCATTCTTCTATGAATTGGAACTTGAGAAATTCAAATACTCACAAGAAGTTATTGATACGGGTATCGCTGATATTGATGATGCAGCCACACAATCTAGTTACACATTAGATTTGAATATGTCTGGTGGTACAGGAGTTTATCAATCAAAAGAAATTGTATATCAATCACCAGACACCACAAAAGCCAATGCTACTGTTGTTGCTATTGCACAATCTTGGTCAGCAAATACATTAAGTGTTACAAATATTGCTGGTGAATTTATTACTGGTCAAAGAATAATTGGTGCCACAAGTAATGCTCGATTTACGCTATCGACATTCAATACATTAAAAGATTCTACGAGAAACGAAACATACGACAATATGTATATTGAAAATCAAGCAAACAATATTGTTGATTTTGCTGAAAATAATCCTTTTGGAAAAATATAATGGCTACACCACAATACAATCGTGTCATTCGTAAAATAGTTGTTGGATTTGGTAATCTATTTAATGAGATTACTTTAGTTAGATTTAATCCAGATTCAACTGAAGCCGAACGTTTTATTATACCAATTGCTTATTCATCCAAAGAACGTTATGTTATGAGGTTAGAGGATGATTTAAGTTTAGATAAAAAAGTTCAAGTTACTTTGCCACGTTTGTCATTTGAGATGACCGGATTATCTTATGATGCATCCAGAAAACAAAATACAAACATTAAAAACTTTGCGCAAACTTCAGCTGGCGTTGTGGCTCAATACAATCCTGTACCTTACAATTTTGATTTTTCTTTATACTTGTATGTGAGGAATATTGAAGATGCAACACAAGTAATAGAACATATATTACCGTATTTTACACCAGATTATACCATCAAACTCAATTTAATTCCTGAAATGGGAATCACCAAAGAAATTCCTGTAATATTAAATTCAACACAACAAGAAATTGTTTATGAAGGTAACAGAGACCAAGAAACAAGAATGATTATTTGGACTCTTAACTTTACAGTCAAAGGTTTTATATTTGGTAAATCTTCTACATCTGGTATAATTAAAACTTCTATCACTAATATATTGAATGATATTGGACCAGATGATATTGTTGAATTTAATATGGCTAATCCAGGTATTGGAACATATCAAATAGGTGAAATTGTATACCAAGGATATACACCTACAAATGCTATTGCAACAGGAAAAGTTCTTTCTTGGAAAAATAATATATTAAAGCTAACAAATGTTAACGGTAACTTTGTTTCTTCACAACCAATTTATGGTGTAAATAACAACGCTAGTTATACATTCAATACATACAATAGAGGTGGTGTTATATCAAATACTATGGTTACAATTACAACAACACCATCACCTAATACAGCTAATGCTAATAGTTTGTATACATATGCAACCACTATAGTTGAAAAAGTTTAAAGCAAAGAAATTATGAATACATTTGATAAGAACATGGAAAAAATCTTTGATGTAACTCCCGTAGAGGAAGAAAAGAAATCTTTAGTACCAGTTACAAAAGAACCAATTGATAGTATCGACCTTAAAACAGATTTGGTCGATGCTTACGAACAATCTAAAAGTAATCTACAAGATTTAATTGACAACGGCAAAGATGCAATGGAAGAATTGCGTCAGATTGCCAGCGCAGGACAACACCCACGAGCATTTGAAGTATACGCCACATTATTAAAAAATGTAGTAGAAGCAAATGACCGGTTATTAAAAACACAAAAAGAAATGCGTGAAATGGATGGTAAAAAAAGAGAAGCTGATACAAAAATCAATAATGCTCTCTTTGTTGGATCAACGGCTGAGTTGAATAGGTTCCTCAAAGGTAAAGAATGAATGTTGATTTAAAATTTGGTGAAGCCTACAGAGACAATCCTTTACTTAAAAAGGCAGGCGTTAAGGTAGAGTATACACAAGAACAAGTTGACGAATATATTAAGTGTTCTAAAGACCCAATCTATTTTGCCAAGAACTACATTAAGATTGTGAACGTAGATGAAGGTTTAATCAACTTTAATATGTGGCCATTTCAAGAAAAAATGCTTGAATTGTTTGTCAGAGACAGATTTGTTATCACCAAATGTCCTCGACAGGTAGGTAAAACAACTACAACTGTGGCATATATGTTGTGGGCAACCATCTTTACTGACACACAGAATTGTGCTGTACTTGCCAATAAAGGTTCATTAGCAAGAGATATTTTATCCAAGTATCAACTTGCTTATGAAAACTTACCAATGTGGTTACAACAAGGCGTTCTTACATGGAACAAAGGTAACGTAGAACTTGAAAATGGTTCTAAGATTATTGCTGCTTCTACATCATCATCTGCCATTCGAGGCGGTTCATTTAACATTGTGTTCTTAGACGAATTCGCTTTCGTTCCAAACAATATTGCTGAAGAATTCTTTAACTCTGTTTACCCTGTAATTTCATCAGGTAAAAAGACCAAGATTATTATTGTGTCTACACCGAACGGCATGAATCTATTCTACAAGTTGTGGATGGATTCATTAAACAAGAAAAATAACTATACCAATTTTGAAATTCATTGGTCAATGGTACCAGGTCGTGACGAGAAGTGGAAAGAAGAAACAATACGTAACACTTCTGAAAGGCAATTTAGTCAAGAGTTTGAAACTGAGTTCTTAGGTTCAACCAACACCTTGATTTCTGGTTACAAATTACAACAGATAGCTTATAAAGATCCTATTGCCAACCACGACCTACTGAAAATCTATGAACATCCAGTCAAAGAAGGTGTCGATGAATCTAAATCTGACCACCTATATTGTATCTGTGTAGACGTATCAGAAGGTAAGAATCTAGATAGTTCAGCGTTCTCGGTAATTGATATATCTCAGACACCATATAGACAAGTGGCAACTTATAAGAGTTCATCAATCACACCCATATTATTTCCAACAGTTATCTACAATACAGCCAGATACTACAACGATGCCTATGTATTAGTGGAGATTAACAATAATCCACAAGTGGCAGACTCATTACACCAAGATTTTGAATATGAAAATCTGTGGAAAATATTTACAGGTAACAAGAAACCACAACAACTATCTGCTGGTTTCGCACGTGGTATTCAAATGGGACTGAAGATGTCAGTTCAGGTCAAGGCAATTGGTTGTTCCAACCTTAAAACTTTGATTGAAGGTGATAAATTATTGATTAATGATTTTGATACTTACTCAGAATTGACCACCTTTGTTCAGCAAAAGAATACATTCAAGGCTGAAGAAGGTGCTAATGATGATACAGTTATGCCTTTAGTTATGTTTTCATGGTTAACAACTCAACAATATTTTAAAGAGATTGTTAACCACGACATCCGAAAACAAATTCAGTTGGAAAATATGAATCAAATAGACGATGATGTATTACCAGCACCCATAATTGAAGATGGATTAGAACATGACTTTGAAATATGGGGTGGTGATTTATGGGAAAAACCAGAAGGTGGTGATACTTATGCAAACTTTACAAAAAAGATGCTTTCAAGGATGTAAATCCGGCGTTTCATAAATATCCAATATGGTATAACTGCCAAACAAACATAATAATTCAAGGAGAATAAAATGGCATTTCAAATCTCTCCAGGTGTAAATGTATCCGAAGTAGACTTAACAACAGTCGTACCTTCCGTACTTACAACTGCTGGTGCATTTGCTGGAAATTTTGCATGGGGTCCAGCAAATCAAATTAAATTAATCGATAGTGAAATCACTTTAGTAAAAACGTTTGGTAAACCAAATTCAAATACAGCAGTACCATTCTTTACTGCTGCAAGCTTTTTGGCATATGGTGACAATTTAAGTATTGTTCGTGCTGTTGGTTCTGGTGCATTAAATGCTGACGCAAACACAGCAAATGCAAACATTCAAATTACCAATGAAGAAGCTTATGAAGCATCGTATTTAAATGTTAATTCTTCAAATCTTTCTGGTCCTTTTGCAGCACGTTATGCTGGATCTTTAGGAAATTCAATTAAAGTTGAAGTTTTTGATTCAGCAAATTCCACACTATTCAATGCTTGGTCGTATAAATCATATTTTACATCTACACCAGGAACATCATCACAGGTGGCTGCTGCTGGCGGCACTAATGATGAGATTCACATTATAGTTACAGATGCTAATGGTTTATTTACTGGTACTCCAGGAACAGTATTAGAAACTTATCCATTTGTTTCTAAACTATCTACTAGTACATTGAATGGTGCAAGTACTTATTATAAACAGGTAATCTTTAACGATTCAAATTACATTTATTCAATGGATCCTGTTGATTATAGTAATACAAATAGTACATGGGGTTCATCTAATGCCGCAACATCATTCGCCAGAATTAGTTCAGCAACATATGCAAATGGTTATTACTCTGTTACTTTGGCTGGTGGTGTAGATTCAGCACCGGCTGACGGAAACACGCAGTCTGCTTACAGTTTGTTCTCAAATAAAGAAACAGTTGATATTGCTTTGGTATTGACTGGTGATTCAAGCGTAACTGTTCAACAACATGTAATTGATAATTTAACTACAAGTCGTGCTGATTGTGTGGCATTTGTTTCACCACGTTATGTCGATGTTGTTAATAAGTCAGGAAACGAAACAACTAATATTCAAAGTTGGTTAACAAGTCTAGGTAGAAGTTCATCTTATGTTATGGCAGATTCTGGTTGGAAATATCAATACGACAAATACAACAATGTATATCGTTGGATTCCATTGAACGGTGACATTGCTGGTCTATGTGTATACACAGATACAATTAAAGATCCATGGTTCTCACCGGCTGGTTTCAACCGTGGTGCTATCAAGAACTGTATCAAGTTAGCATGGAACCCAACTAAGACATTCCGTGATGTATTGTATGCAGCAGGTGTCAATCCTGTTGTATCTTTCCCTGGTCAAGGTACCGTATTGTTTGGTGACAAAACATTACAATCTAAACCATCAGCGTTTGACCGAATCAATGTTCGCAGACTATTCATCACATTAGAGAAATCTATTGCTAAAGCTGCTCAATATTCATTGTTTGAATTGAACGATGAATTCACACGTGCTCAGTTTAATAATTTGGTAACTCCATTCTTACGTGACATCCAAGGTCGCCGTGGTATTACAGACTTTAAAGTGATATGTGATTCAACCAATAACACTCCACAAGTTATTGATTCTAACCAATTTGTTGGTGATATCTATATTAAGCCTGCTCGTTCTGTCAACTTTATTCAGTTGAACTTTGTGGCCGTTGGAACTGGTGTTGACTTCAACACTACCGTTGGTGTGGCTTAATAAATAAACAATAACAGGAGAAAAGAATGGCATTCAATGTAGCAGA